CACGGTGTTACGCGTAAGCATATGAGGCAGACCGAGTAGGTCGAACCAACCTACCACGATTGTGTCGTTGGCTTCGCTGATCACCCAGCCCACGCCGGTGATCGACGTAACGGTCGCGAACGCTCTGGCACCGTACACAGGTGTAGCGTGGGCTCCGGGGATTATCGTCTCGGTAAGTGCATCGCCGGCGAGATCCGTGCCGACAACGACGACCGTACCTGGAGTGTCCGCTGCGCCAACTACCGTACGTTCCAGTGAAACGCCGTGCGCGTGACCGTCGGTTGGAGCCGTGAGTGCCAACGTATAGGCACCCACAATCATGTTAGTTGACGCGACATACCCGTTCGCGACCAATGCGGCTGCTGCTGCTGCCTCAAAGTGCGCGATGAAGCCTCGATCTTCGGACCCTTCGTCGGTCTTGAGCAGCTGACCCTTCGTCAAGTCGTACGGGTACAAAGGCATACGTGCTTCTCCTATGGGCGTATTACGCCCTCGAAAGTGAGAACTGAGGCCGTCCGAAGACGGCCCACAGTTACGGCGTCAGTACTGCGAACGGGTACCGGTTGGCTTCGGTCGCTTGAACGATGTTGATCGGGTTTGGCACTTGCCAACCCAACCGCATCACAGCGCGCAAAGCGACCATATCCTGCTGAGGCAGGTTGTAGACGATGTTGCCGGCTGCATCCGTGATGACAGCCTGGTCAAGGATCTTCCAGGTGATGTCCTGACGGATAGAGTACACCAACTGCGACCAGTCGCCAGAGATCAACAAGCTGGCCGCCGCGTTCATTCCTGCATTGTTCGCGAACGTGATTGGCGACCCGTCCAACTCGTACCCTCCGCCCTCCTGAGGCGAGCGTACAAAGATTGGAACACCGTTCGCATCGCGCAAGCCTCGTAGCAATGCGCGAACAGCGATAACGCCGGCGTGGCCATTCGGAACGAACCCGTCAGCCTCGACCGTCGACAACGTTCCTGTGTCGCCCATGATATCGTCGTAGATATCCGCGCCGGTTCCGAGGGCGACGTTGTTACCCGCTGCTGCGGCTGCCGCCGTAATGTTCTGCGGCCAAAGGGCTGGCGCGGCAGTACCGTTGAACACAGCGAGGTCGAAGAGTTGGCCGATCGCCTCGATGATGCGAGGGCGTGCCTCCGACCAGATATCGTAGTCGACGTCGTCCAACACGGCTTCTGGGATCGGAACGATACAGGCGATCTCTTCGGCGTTGACGTACTTGTTCTCCCACTCAAGCGAGGTGGTCTGCTTCAGGCCCTTGTCGCCGTCGACGAAGTACGCCAACGCCAACGCGGAAAGCACGGGCATGCGCAGCTGGGAGCGGTTCATGTTCGGCAAACGACGGGCGAGCCGCATCACCAAGCTTGTCGTAGCTACACCCTGAACGATCTCTCGCGACACCTCTTCAGGGATCAGTGCCGTGGCATTCACCCGAGTGATAACACTATTGTACGGCATGGTTCCTTTTCCTCTCTTAGACTACCCAACCCTTCCCGAAGCTTGCCGAATCAACTGATTCATGCTAGTCCCGATCTTGGCTGGGGTCTCGGTACCAGCTCCTGCGTTAGCGGCCGGTACCACAGGTTTCCGGAACAGTTCCGGAAACGACTCTTTCAGCGCATCCCAGTCGCAAAGCCCTCTACGATCGAACGCTTCGATCTGTTGCGCTGCCATCCACGCCAGTCGCGGGTTCACGATACCTTGCTTTACCGCGTCCTCCGCAAAGTCCGCTCGAGCTTCGGCCTCGTCCAAACTGACCTGTAGCGTCTCCAACGCTGTTCGCGCCTGAGATCCCTCTTCTGCCAAGTTCGTCGCGTCTCGCAACTGCTTGGACAGGTCCTTACGCTGCTTCCGCTCGTCTGCAAGGGCCGACCGCAGCCCCTGAGTGTGCTCGGTATACAGCGTGCGCTGTTCTTCGGGTAAAGACGCGATAATCGCGTCCCACGTCTGCGGAACCTGATCTTCGGTTTCAGTCTCTGTCCCCGATGGCGTTTCCGTCGCAGCCGCGACCTCGCTCGTTCCTCCTGGACTGGTAACTACCACTTCCTCTGGCATTACATCCTCCCGCCGCTCATCTCAAGCGGCCGAGCATCTCGCTCGTTAATATACGCGACCCGGCACATGCACTACAGGATCTCTCCTGACGACCGTGCCGGACAACAACCTTGCCATTCGTAGCGCCTCGTGAAAGGTTGGAGTTGGATCGGCGCCACTTGGCCCACCTTCAGGCAATTGGGCATTCAGGAAGTCTTGAAGGAATTTGCTTGTACTCCTCCAGAACCATCCTCGCTCTAAGGTGGCATCGAGCGTTGCTGTTTCTCCACGTACCTCGATCGTCGCCGCCAATCGGCTACTCCCTCACTATTGCGTAGATGAAATCGAACATGTCCGGGTCTACCTTCGCGAGTTTTACCGGATCGGTTATAAAGTGCTCCAATCCCATCGAGACTATCTCAGTCGCCTTACCTTCGTAGTCTTTCCCCATGTACGGGTGAAGGAACTTGTCCTTCTTAGTCCTCTCGTCCGTGTCATAGTTGTCTCCAAGCCACTCAAACTTCTCGCCTTTCGTCCTACGACGAAGGAACTTAAGCGCCTCTTTGTGGACTATGGGGTCACTATACTCCAGTTCATGACCCAACTCGTGGACGACTGTATTAACGTCCGTAAAAGGCGTAAGATAGACCCCATTTGCGTAGTCGTGAAAGGCCCGACCATCGTACGTGACGCTTACCGTAACCGATCGCGTCGCTCCTAGGGTGCCCCTTCGGCTCACCAAACGGCCATACTGGTCGAGCCCCTCCTGATACTTCTGAGGCATCTTCCTTCTGCCTGTCCAGTTAACCGTCAACTCAGTTCGCTGCTCGACAGGAACCTCCAAGTAGTCCCTTATGATCTCGTCCCTTTCTATTGTCAGAGGTATACGTGGATGTTCCTCTAACATGCGTCCCCGAACTTCGGCCGCTTCCTCCAGCCTCTCCTTTAGCGGACGCGCCAACGCTTCAGCCTTTGCGGCTTCCTCCTCCTTCTGTTTCTGTACCGCGCTTTGCACTTCCGCTACTAAGTACACCATCACGATCTTGTCCTTGGTCTCCACTTTGATGGGCGACACTCCATACTTCTGCACTACCTCCAGCAATTCAGTCAGAGGTATGTGGGACGCCGTCGAGATCGCCTCAAGACTCTCATAGCCAGTAGGGATAGCTGCGGCAACTTCCTTTCCTTTCTGGGCCTTATACGCATCAAGCGACCTCTGACTGATCATGAAAGCCTTTCGACCGGTCTTAGGGTTGATCCGAAGCTTCCCTTCTATCCTTCCAAGATCGGCTAGCGTCTTGATGGTATCGGTATTCACTCCAAGATAGCGGCCTGCCTCCGGCTCCGTGAACCACCCCTCAACGTCCTGCTTGGCCAAGTACGCGTTAATGGAGGCCTGACTTACCATCAGTACCATCTTGCCGGTCTCAGGAGACGGTCGATTCCTGGCCTCAAGCTCGTTCTTCCCAATAAGCAGTCGAACGTCAAATGGTGGCAGTCCTACTTGCGCTACAGCCTCAGGGAACGTAACCCACCCTACAGCAGTAATCGTAGCTTTCCACTGACTTATCGCGGCCTCCATCTGCACTGCATTGAAATAGTCCTCACCCTGCCTCGTGGCCCTCGATACGCCATACTTGACCGCGATTGTCTCCAGGTCTTCTATGCTGACCCTCAGCTCGCGCGACAGCCACAGTAACGAAAAGAAGCCTTTCGGCGGCAGTGTAGCAGCGTACGCCTCATATGCTGCCACAACCTCTGCTTCCTGAAACACCGGAAGCGTTTCGGTCATTCCCGGAAGGACAACTTCGATCGGCTGGATCCCCGAATTGAGGGCGAGTTCCAGCAACAGGTCCCTAGCCACGTTAAGGTGCTCCGAAATTACATCAATCGTTGCATAGCCTTTCGGAATCTTGGGAACGATCCCCGTACTAGCCTCGTACGCCTTCCACACCGCAGTGACCGCAGCTATTGAGTACACATAAACATGCACGGGAGCCCCTGGAGGCGCGATCTCGATCGATTTGAGTCCTGCAGTCCGCACGACGTCTCGTAGCTCGCTCACAAAGTCCAGGACATACGCACCAGCCCCAATACTATCTGCAATTACTTCAATCGTTGCATAGCCCTTCGGGACTGTCGTCGGTACTCCCTTGCCGGCTAGATACGCATCGAGCGATACTTGGTCGATGACCATTACCATTCGAGTGCCTCGCTTTTGCGTATCCGATACTAACTCGCCCTTCTTGACCAAGGCCCTTATGCGCGTTGTGCTCAGATTGGAGTAAGCTGCGGCCTCACTAACGGTCATCCAGTTCTTGTCAGGCGGTGGAGGTGGCTTCACCCCTTTCTTAGCTAAGTACGCGGCAATCGACGCTTCACTGATGAGCCGGCGACTTTGATTGCCAACCTTAACAATCATTCCCTCCAACTCGCCCTTCGAGAGCAGCATCGACACTGCGGTCGTATTGATACCCAATCGACTTGCGGCCTCTTCTCTCGTTACCCATCCCTTCGGAATGAGCTCTGGCGGTATAGGCGCTCCTATGATGGCCTGCGCGGCTCTAACAGGAACCAGGTCACGTAGTGAAGCCGACGAAATCGAAGCGCCCCAAGTTGTACTATAGCTTCGCCGTACTAGGTCCTTGAAGTTGAACAGGCCCTGACTCCACGCCTCGAAACGCACACCGCCTAAAACCGACCGCTGGACACCTTCGGGCTGTGCGCTGAGCCAATCCTCGCCTTTGAGCCACTCAACTTCGGGCATACCCTTCACGACAGGTACTGAAGTGCATCGACCGTTTGGGTGATCCGATACAGTATCCTGAACTCTGTACAGCGTTCCTTCATCAGCCAGACACGCCCCACACACTCGTCCGTCGTGAGCGGATAGCCTTCTGTGACCGGACACTACACCAGACGCCTCGTACTGCGCTCGAGACATTTCCTTATATGGCCTGAGCCCTTCAGTTCGAGCAATCAACAACGCCTTCGCCAGGCCACCTGAGAGATCATCTCGCATATCTTTGGCGACGTCTCTCGGGTTTCGGCCGAGAGCCGTTCCATTTATTAAAGAGCTCGTCAAACGCTCGAACACTCCCGGCAACGGCTGTCCGCGCGCGTCCTTAACCATACGAAGCTTAAGCAACTCGCCCAAGGGCTGCCCGTTACGAGCAACGCCGACCATGTTCTCAACCGCCTCGTAAGGCAATCGGTCGAACGCTACCCCTACACCAGTTAACTGAATCGCTTCTCGAGCGTGATCGATGCCAAGTACCCCACTGTTACGTTGGTAACTAGAAAGATCCTTTTCTGACCAATCAGCGTACTTACCAAACTCTTGTTGTACCTGCCCGACCAAACGCTGGTATCGCTGAAGTCGGTACATCCGAGCTTCCGATATGATCTCGCCCTGCTCCTTACGCTTCGCAACGTCCTCAGTAAGCTCCACAATGCGGTCTTCAAGAGCGTTCTCAACCCCAGTCCACCGCTTCGCCATCGTCTGCATCTGTGCAGCCTCGCGAGCGAGTATGCCTGCCTTGAACTCTCGCATTGCAACAACGATAGCCGGATCGGGCACTTCTACTCCTCACCTGTGGCTGCTTCGAACCGACCGCCGTGATCGCTACAATGCGCTCGAGCCTGAGCAGCTGTCCAAGTCTGCCGCGAGTAGCGATACGCTTGCTCAGTCGTACCCGCTGCTCCCTGAGGTCGCCCAAAGATGATACTGTATGCTTTGCCGTCGTGACGACGCGTCATGCGTCGAAGCGATGCGGACTGAAAGTCTCCGGGACTCCTTAGTCGACATGCATGTTCGTTTGGATACGGCACTTGGCTTCCTCCACTTACGACTTGCCAAGCATTGCCTGCGACCACAATGCACCACTAGCTACCCACACTACCGCTAGCATCTCGTCCGATCGGAAGAAAAGTGTGGTAGGCTCTTCTCCCTCACGTTCCAAGCGCAGATAGAGCGTATCCGGTTCTATGCCCCTAACTAAGCCCGCACTCAACGTACAATTCATATAAGGCTGGGACTGCGCTTGCCAGCAAACAGCCTCGCGTCCGTCGTCAAGAACAATGACAAACTCGACCCGTTCAACTACCGACACTCTCGCTACCTCCGCTTACGCACAGCCCCATTCGCTTGCCGCTTGCCTCGTCGGATGCCGAGTGCGTACGCGTACTTGACGAGCGACCCAAGAACGACGAGGCTCGAAGCCAACGTTCTCAATACTGCGTCCCGCTGCTCCGGTTCCTGCCTGAAAATGCTAGCTGCGTGCAGCATTACATTCCAGGCCATGATGGCTTCTGCTATGTGGCTGAACTCGGCGTTCTTCTCCCCTACAAGTTCGTCCACTTCGCTTGCGGGCATCTTGCGAAGTACCTTTTCGATCTTCGCCTCGTATGCCCGAGTTGTGGTCGCCCCTGCCTGACGGCGCTGTGCAGCTGCTTTCAAGGTCGCGAACAGTCGTTGTGCTTCTGACATTGTGCCTCCCCTAGTGCTCCCTACTTACATTACGTACCCGTGCGCTCCCCAGTAGAAGTCCACTTCGGACAGGTTCGTAGCGTTCCATACCTGCACCCAAAGCTTCATAGCGACTGCTAGGAGCGGTATTCGGATTGGAATGGGGACTCCTGCGTTGAACGGCCCTGCCGTGGCCATGAACATCACTTCGGACCACTGACCCGCAGCGATAGCCGCCGCACTCGTACCTGTTCCCCAGATAACGCGGAGTCGATACGGTGTAACATGACCTGAATCGACTACGAGCAGCTCGTGTGGATCGAAAAGGGTGTCCCCAGCAAAGGCGGGTACTGTGTCGCTGGCCCCCTTGATCGGTATTGCTGCTCCCCAAGCTCCGTCGCCGCTTATAGCGACAAAGGGAACTGTTACTGTTGCTGCGATAGCCGTGTCCTCTCCAGGAGAACCATCGCTCCCCCACCATCGGTCTCGATTGTGGAAGTGTACCTCGGCATGGTCTGCTATGATGCCGACGGCAGTCACAGCACCGACGTCACTCGATACTACAGGGTCTGTTGGCATGTTTAGTACTCCAAGGTAACCGTGATAACAGCATCCACGGTATCGGCTCGGATAAAGTGAAGAAGGGCGATGTTCTCTTGCCTACGTACTGTTACTGTACTGCCGGCAGGCAAATGATGCCCCCAACCTGTGGTAGGATCCGAACCTTCGTAAAGAAAGTTGATCCCACCCAAAGCAACTCCTACCCCGTCCGTAGCCATCGCTGTGATCATGGCCGCTCGAGCCGCCGCAATCTGCGGTGCTGTGAATCCAAGGTCGACGTGATCGATCCCTTTGCTCGCGTTGCTTACCGCCATGGTGGCCGATACGCGTGCTATATATGCAAACTCAGGCATCAGCTCCCTTCCTCCTCTTCTCCTTCGCCCTCTTCAGTTGTCGCGGCCTGATCGAACTCGCGTTGCTGTTCCATTAACGCCCGTGCCAAGCTAGCCGACGACGATGCAGCCTCTTCTGCGCGGTCCTTATCCATCTGTTCGATCTCGGCCTCTGTCCAACCCGCTCGATGTACGGCAGTCTTCAACGGAATGCCTGCTTCCACATCAATCTTGCGGATCTCAGACGTCGTTCTAGGTTGGACTGTCTCCACTGGCGACCATATGACGCTGATCTCTTCCGGGTTGACTGTAGTGCCGTCGAGCCTCAACATAAAGGCCGCAACTCGTTGCCATGTGTTACCAAAGCCTGCCGTATAGCGCTCGCACTTCTTGTTAAGCGGCGCTTCGAGGGCTATCAACGCCTCGCCGCTCAGTTGACCTGTTGACCCAAAGAAGAAGTGCCGTGGCGTTCGGCTTATGGAGGAGACAGCTCCGATAACGTGGGCAATGCCCGATACGTAGTTGTCCAGCTGCGCTGCAGCCAACTGACCCACTTGCGCGGCTTGACTTACGCCATCGCCCGCAGGTATCCCCCAAATCTCGTTGGGCGCGTTTTTGAGGTCTGTTACGTCAGCACTCGAGATAATGAACCGTTGAGGAAACGCCCCGAACTCCGCTGTAATCATAAGGTCAGTCAGAAGCTTGTCGGTGGCATCCTGCATCGATAGGATGCTTGTGGTCAACTCAGATGTGATCGCCCGACGTGATCGCCTAAAGTGGAATACTGGAATCTGCTCGTACGGATTGGGCGCCTCGGCTTCCTCAGTGGGCTTGAAGGCGCCATGCGCTGAAGGCAGTTGCTTCATTTGCTCGGTCGTGAAGTACTTAATGCCGTCAGGGTAGTACAGATTCAGACGGTATCGACCTCCGTCCGTTCGCCACCACTTTGCAGCCCACTTCTTCTTGCGCGGGTTCTCCTCGTCGTATCGTATGTAGCACAATCGCGCATCGTTGTAGTACGCCTGTATGTTGTCCTCGCTGTCAGGCCACACCAGAACGAACGCCTCGCCCGTAACAAGCGCCGATAGGTGTACGGTACGAGCATCGAGGTCCATCTCGGTGACTTTCCATAACTCAGCAAGACGGGCCTTTGCTGGGATGTTCGTCCCTACATCAAAGCCGAGCAGTTCAAGTCGTTCCCAAGCCGTATCGA